CGGTAAGCGGCATCTTCTTCAATGGCGTGCTGCAGAGCCCGGCCGGCTACGCGGTCGATGGTGATACCGGTCTGGTGACGTTCACCGCGCCGCCGCCGACCGGTCAATCCATTACCGCCGACTTCACCTATCGCTTCCGTGTCCGGTTTGCCGATGACACCGCCGAGTTCGAGAATTTCATGTACCAGCTCTGGCAGTTGAAGCAGATCAAGTTGCAGTCGGCCTTGCCATGAGACCGTGCTCCGCGGCCTTGGCGGCCTATCTCGCAGCGCATGACACTGTCGTCATCGCCGATCTCTACACCTTTGCGCTGGCGAGCGGCGAAGTGCTGCGCTACTCCGGGTGGACGACGGCCTTGAGTATTTTGGGCACCGAATTTCCGAGCGGCAGCCTCAATTACAGCACTGCGTCCTATGCCGAGTTCGCGCTCGGTCCGCGCTTCGGCCGCTCCAAGGTCACCACGCGGATCGGCGTCGCGCCGGCCGAACTCGAAATCGAGGTGTTCGCCGGCGCCAGCGACCTCGTCGGCACGTTCCCTTTCGCCGAGGCGGTGCGGCTTGGGCTGTTCGACGGCGCCACGGTCGAGCTCGACCGCTTGTTCTCACCGCCGCAAGCGGCCGGATCCGGCGTGCTCGACACCAGCCTCGGCGCGCTTCTGTGGTTTTATGGCCGAGTCGCCGACAGCGATGTCGGCCGCGCCAGGATCGAGATCAAGGTGAAGTCGCTGATGAACCTCCTGGCGATCCAGCAGATGCCGCGGCGGCTCTACCAGGCGAGTTGCGGCCATGTCTTCGGCGATGCGATGTGCGGCTATGACCGGGTCGCCGGCAAGAACGCGGCCGGTGTCGCGACCGGCAACGGCGCCGGTACGGTCACTGCCGCGAGCGGCACCAACCAGGGGCTGATCAATGCCGGCGCCGCCGTAGCCGCGGTTTTCGCCCAAGGCACCATCATCGGCGCGACGGGCGCCAATACCGGCTACAGCCGCACCATCGCCAATCTCGGTAACGGGTCGCAGATCGGCCTGTTCAAGCCGTTTCTGTTCCCGATTGCCGTGGGCGACACCTTCACCGTGCTGCCGGGCTGCGACCACACCACGAACGCCTGCCAGAACCTGTTCAACAACCTCGCTCGCCATGGGGGTTTCCCGTACATCCCGCCGCCGGAGGCCGCGGCATGACGGGGGAACCAGGGATCGGAGATCGTGAATCGGGCATGAGGGCAGCGGTCGTCGCCGAAGCCGAAAGCTGGATCGGCACGCCGTTCCACCACGCCGCGCGGGTCAAGGGAGCCGGCGTCGATTGCCTGATGCTCTTGGCCGAGGTCTACGAGCGCGCCGGTGTCGCCGGCCACATCGACCCGCCGTTCTACGTACCCGACTGGCACCTGCACCGTGACGCCGAGCGCTATCTGGATGGCCTGCTGGACTATGCGCGGCCGATCGCGGGGCCGCCCCTCCCAGGCGACATTGCGCTGTTCCGCTTCGGCCGGACCTTTTCGCACGGCTCGATCGTCGCCCAGTGGCCCCGCCTGATCCATGCCTATTGGAGCATCGGCGTGGTCTGGGGTGACGCCACGCTCTACCCGCTCAAGGAGCGCGATTTGCGGTTTTTCTCGCCGTTCGGGACAGGCGATGCCTGACGCAATCCATGCATCGGGAAAGGGCGGCGGGCCGACCCCGTTCGTCAACGCCTTCGGCCGGCCCGCGATCAACTCGCTGCGCTACAATACAAGCCAGGCGGGCAGCCCGGTTTTCTTGTGCTATGGCACCTGCCGGGTTTCGGTCAATCTGATCGAGGATTGGGGGTTCAAGGGATCGGGCGGCGGCGGCAAGGGCGGCAAGGGGCTCGGCAGCTCGGCCGGCAAGAAAGGCTCGAACCAGAGCTATTCGGTCAATGTCGCCTTTGGGCTGTGCCAGGGTCCGGTGTCGTTCACCGGGCCGACCGAATCCGGCAATCTGCGGATCTGGGCGAATGGCGGCATCGCGATCGGGCTCGGCGCGGTCGGGCTCAACGGGTATGGCGGCAGTGACGGGCAGGCATCCGATCCGGTGTTCGCCAGTACCGACCCGAACACGCCGGTCATCGGGTACTCCGGCACCGCTTACGTCACCGGCACGCCGATGCAGCTCGGGAGTTCCCCGGCGCTTCCCAACATTTCGTTCGAGATCGGCGGGATCGAGACCGGCACCGCCGGGCCGAGCTATCCGTTCGACGCGCGCCCGGACCACATCGTCGCCGATCTCCTGACCAATCCGCGCTACGGCGCCGGCTTTCCATTGGCCCATCTCGACAGCGCCGGCAGCCTCGCCGATTGGGGCAATTACTGCCAGGCGGCGCAGCTCGCGATGTCGCTGCTGCTCGACCGCCAGCAGCCCTGCGCGCGCTGGCTCGAAGAGATCGTCCAGCTCACTGCCGCGGCAGTGGTATGGTCGGGCAGCCTGTTGAAGATCATCCCCTATGGCGACGCGGCGCTCAGCGCCAACGACGCCACCTGGACGCCGGATCTGACCTGGCAATACAGCCTTGGCGACTCTGATTTTCTCGATTTCGGCGGCGGCAGCGACCCGGTGCAGCTGACCCGCAGCGACCCGGCGCAGGCGACCAACTGGCTCAGCGCCGAGTACATGGACCGCGCCAACAGCTACAACCCGCAGATCATCCCGGTGTTCGACCAGGGCCTCATCGACCAGTACGGCCTCAGAAGCTCGCCGCCGATCCAGCTGCACGAATTCACCAACCCGACGAGCGCGACGGTCGCGGCACAGCTGATGCTGCAGCGCACGGCCTATGTCCGCAACACCTACAAGTTCAAGCTCGGCTGGCGTTATTCGCTACTGGAACCGATGGACATCGTATTGTTGACCGACACGGCCCTGGGCCTCGCCGGTGCCGCGGTGCGCATCACCCAGATCGACGAGGACGACAACGGCGAGCTGACCGTCTCCGCCGAGGAAATCCCGTGAGCCAGAGATCAAAGATCAGAGATCAAGGAAAGCCGTGGGGTCAATGCGAAAGACCTTCGAGGCGGACACCAGTGATTTGAGCCGAATGATTGCGCACTGTCTGCGGCCGGGTTTGTTAGCCTCTGACCTCTGACCTCGGATCTCTGAATGACTGGAACCATCACCCCGATCGGGGTCGGCACCGCGACCTTATATCCGCGCCAGTCGAGCGCCGGGTCCGCAATCGACACGCTGGTCGATCCCGGCGACAGCAATCCGCCGATCATCTTCGAGCCGCCGCCGGCGCTGTCGGGGGGCGCCCTCGAAGTGTGGCTGATCGCCTCGGGCGGCACGAACTGGGGCGGTTGCCAAATCTGGGTGTCGAGCGACGGCAGCACCTATGCGATGGCCGGCACGCTCTATCGCGGCGGCCGCCAGGGGGTGCTGAGCGCGACGCTGGCGAACCATGCCGACCCCGACACCACGAATACGCTGTCGGTCGATCTCTCCGAGAGCCAGGGGCAGATGCTGTCGGGGACGATGGCCGACGCCGATAATTTCGTCACGCTGTGCTATTGCGACGGCGAACTGGTCAGCTATCAGACCGCGACGCTGACCGCTGCCCACAAATACGACCTGACCTATCTGCGCCGCGGGGTGTACGGCACGCCGATCGGCGCCCATTCGAGCGGCGCCAATTTCGCGCGCTTCGGCCCGAGCGACCCCTCGCTGTTCCGCTACCGCTATCCGGCGAGCTTCGCCGGCCAGACGATCCACGTGAAACTGCCGGGCTTCAACATCTTCGGGCAGGCGCTGCAGGATTTGTCGGGACTGACGCCGACCAGCTACACCCTGACCGGCTCCGGCGCGGTCGTGGCTCCGGCCTATGTTTCCGGCTCCTCGGCGGGCAGTCCCGGCGCCAGCCAGGTGATCGAGCGCTTTATCTTTGCGACGCCCGCCACCTTCCCGGCCGGGCTGACCGGCAGCTTTGGGACTGCCGGCACCGCGGCCACCGCAGCCGCCACCTTCAACATCGACAAGAACGGGTCGGCGGTCGGCACGATGGACTTCGCCGCCGGCGCGACGAGCGCGACCTTTACGATGGGCACGGCCACCAGCTTCGCCGGCGGCGATGTGCTGACCGTCATTGCGCCCGCCTCGTCAGA